GTCATTGATAAACTGCTGGACCGTGCCGGTAAACACGTCGAGTTTATGTTGAAGCATCTCTGTGTTCGCGCCAGTGCGCGCGGACACATCCCGCAAGAATGCTTGGAGTTTTACTTTGGTTCCGTCAGCTGAGTCAAGGTCAAATAGTCGTTCCTCTTCCTCCTCTAAATCGACCTCAGCTTCACCCTCTGACCTATCGTACTCCACCGGTTCTGAGGGTTTATAAACGCGTTTTTGTTTAACTGGACCACTGGTCGTCTCTTGATTTTTAGCGACCTCAGACTCTCCAGTGACCTTGTCCTTCATAAGGTCGTCAAAAACGGGTTTGGGCTTCTTAACAGTGCGTGTAATCTTAAGAGCCCTCTTCTCCTCTTTAGTGATTGGAACAGAAGAAGACTTGGGTATATTCGGCGAGGGCGCTTGTGGAGCAACTGGTGCCGATACTGGTGTGGGAGCCAGATCCAGTTGCGCAGGATTAATAAATGTTGGTGCTTTCGGTCTTTCTCTAAGACAGGTCTTTCGCGCCGTGGCAAATTCATCGTCTTCAAATTTATCTATGTCATGGCCATCGATTCTATTGCCATCCATAGTGACAGCTAAATATATGGGGTGTGTGCGTTTCTCTTCTCTTCTTTTAACTAGCAAGTGTGTTGTCGGATTACCACCAACAGAAGCGACAACAGGTGCACCACAAAGTGTGCACCAATACGTTATAGCATAGAGATTTTTCTTTTTCGCGAACTTAACACATTCAGATGTGCATTCTATGCTCACGCACGGGCCAGGATTAGGCTCAATTCCTGCTTTGAGCAACTCTTTTCTGATATCCTGGTCTGCCGGATACTTCATGTGCCATCTAAGAGATGCCATGAGTCCCCTATCGTCTATAAGATTCTTCACTGTCTTATAGCCTTTCTCTGACTTCCCGCCTGTAGCAGCGGGCATACCTTCAGTTAGCATGCTGAAAAGCACGTTTGCAGGTATGTTTTTCCCTCGGAATACTCTCATATATGGGTCAGATGTGTGACGTATTCTCTTCTTATCATCCTTCCTTCGAGGGACAGATCCAGCATAAGCATCCGTTAATGCAACCAAGGCTTTCTCTCGTTTATCTCTACCCTGGGTTCCTGTCTTAAACCGGTGCTTCATAGCTGCTTTATCTTTGCTCACCTTTGTTCTAGTCTCCAGACTTCTCTTACTATTACCGGCAAAAGCACTCTTATCCTCAGTATCACCCCAGATCTTGGCATGCTTTTGCTTAGAACTTTGTTTATAACGTAGACCCCGCTCGCGGAAGTTGCGGCGTTCACTATTGTACTGCTTGTCCAAATCACGATCTTTGGACCATCTACGCTTATCTTCAAAAAGGGCCACCTTAACGCGCATATCAAGTTCGTCTTGATTCTCTTGAGCTGAGGGCTCGCGGAACATCTTACCTCTCCGTCCCCTTCTATTTTTGCCAGAAGGGGCGTATTGGGCGCGCAACTCTTCACCTAAAACATTAATAAAAGTATTTGTTTTAGCGGCTCCTTAAATCACCCAGTCTGCTGAGCAAGACAGATTAGGGAGTTCGCATACGGTCGCACTCATTGGTGCGGTATCGTACACTTGACAGTCAAA